GGGTTTGCGAGGAGCCATTTGTCACCAAGGTATCGAATAGAAGCGACCCAAGACCGAATGTTGTGTCGGACAATATGACGTTCGATATACGGTCGATCAAAGTGTTCTCGAACCCTTTTGAGTAAAGTAATTGGCATAGTTGATCTAGCTCCATTTGCTGTGTTGAGTTGTCTTGCATGGTTGTTCCTAAAAAGCCCGAAGGCTTATTCGTAGGAGAGTTGTTGAAACTCAAAACTGTCTGCAAACTCAGGAGCGGCAGACTTGCGAATCTCAACAGACACGCAACCAAAACCGTAACGTTCTGCCAAATACTCTTTGGCGGCGGAAGTATTGGCAACAACTGTGATTGTTGTTGAGGAAAAATCGGAAGGAAGGAAAGTGAAATCGGTCATAAGACCTCCTAAAAGACCGCTTGCGTTTTGCTACGGCATGGGTGCTATTGTAGAGCAAAATAGACAGATTTCAACAATTATTTAAAAAATTTTGTAGGGACAAACCCTAATGCTATACGTCTAGTTTAGTGATACACTCAAAGGATGACCAAACAAGAAGCCATTGAAAAAGCTGGAAGCCAAGCTGAGTTAGCCCGTATCTTGGGTGTGACTAGAGGGGCTGTTTTCCTTTGGAAGAACATTCCTCCTCTCCGCATCTATCAACTAAAAGAACTACGTCCTTACTGGTTTCCAAAGCATGAAATTGAACGCCTTTACGATGAAGCCTGATGGTAATTTGGGCAAAGAATTACAACGACACGCAACCAACACAAATATCAGAACAAAAGCTAATCAACGTGCTGGCATGAGCAAAGAAGAAGCAATTACAAGTTTTAACAAACCAAAAAACGACCCTGGCTCTGCTGTTGAAAAGCCTGGGCTAGCAAAAGCAAAAATTTAAAAATGAAGTTTATTGGTGTAATTTCATTCTTTAGTTTGATAGCTTTTTTCTTTAACTTTTGGTGGGCCTTTGGTTGGCTTTTCCTTTACGTTTGTTCTGAGCTATAATTTTTTGAAACACGGCTAGGTCTGAAGTCATGAGCAGACCGAAAAGGGTTACACCTTCCCCTGCCGCAGTTTCATTTCAAAGGTGCGGCAAAAAAGGTTAGTATGTTTTATTACCAGTTCAACATTGGTGACTACCAAAGTCACACGGCCCATCTTTCTGAAATGGAAGATTTGGCATATCGAAGGCTTCTTGATTGGTGTTATCTGCACGAAAAGCCTTTACCCTCAAACATTGATGAAGTTGCAAGACTAATTCGTATGCGAACGCATAGCGATTGTATTGCGGTCGTATTGCGAGAGTTCTTTAATCTTGTTGATGATGGTTGGGTTTCGTCTAGGGTTGTCTCCGAAATCCAAAAGGTTGGCGAGAAATCTGAGAAGGCAAGTGCTAGTGCTAAGGCACGTTGGTCTAAGTCAAAAGATGCGAACGCAATGCAAACGCATAGCGAAAGCAATGCTACCCAAGACCCAAGACCCGAGATACAAGACCCGAGACTTATAGAACCTACGGTTCTTGTTCCCTCGCCTAAAGTCGAGAGAACGCCAGCAGCGCCGATTTCTGAAATTGTTGAGCTATTCAATGCCAAGCTGCCACAGTTGCCAAGGTGCGAAGTGGTAAACGATGCTAGGAAGCGAACAATCTCAGCCAGATGGCGGGAAGTTGTTGCTGAGCAGAAGTTCACCAAAGACCAAGGGCTTGAATGGTTTGCTGATTTCTTCGACCATGTTCGTGGTTCTAAATTCCTAACTGGCAAAGTTAAGGATTGGAAAGCGGATATTGACTTTATTTTTACCCCCACAAAATTTGCTCGCATCGTTGAAGGTGCTTATCACAAGGAGTAATCATGGCGTACAACATTAAAAAAGTTGAAGAAAAAGAAAACCAAGAGTTTTCTAACCTGTGCAGCGTCCAAGGATGCAATCAGCTTTGGTCGGTTCACATTTCTGGTCAGAAACCAATGTGCAGCAAACATCAATGGTCAAAGACTGAAAAAAGAATGAAACCAGCAGCTTTGCCAAAAGTCGAGCCAGCGCCAGCTATTGATGCAGCTTGGTGGAACAAGGAGTTTTAAATGCGTAACAACTACAACCATGAAGAACTTGAAGCTGCTCGAATCCTTGACCTGGTACGCATGGGTGACGATTCTGTGCCTTGGACAGCAATAACTTGGGCCTTATGGGTTTTAGGCGATGCAGTCGGACACTAACACCGTTTTGGAATTCATGCGTGAGAGCGAAGCCCGTGAATGGGTGGAACGCTACCGCAAGAAAGCCAAAGAATTAGGCTATGGCGAGGCTAACGCTTGGTGGACAGACACGATTGAAAAGATAGAAAAAAAGCGTGGCAAAAAAGAAGCTGATAACTTACGCCAGCGCATGAACAGAATCAGAGGCAACAAATGACATTCATGGTTACTTTTCGTGTTGAAGGCCCTCCGCAAGGCAAAGGCAGACCCAGGTTCTCAACCCGTGGCGGCTTTGTCAAAACATACACCCCTCAGACCACAGTTACTTACGAAAACATGATTAAAGCATCAGCAATGGTTGCAATGGGGGCTTCAGAGCCACTAGAAAGCCCGATAGCCGTGTTTTTGCACGTCACTAAGGCCATACCAGCGTCATACACTAAAAAACGCATAGAAGCCTGTTTAAGCGGTTCTGAGCGCCCAACAAAGAAACCAGACATTGATAACATCTTGAAATGCTATTTGGATGCCATGAATGATGTGGTTTATCTGGATGACAAGCAGGTGGTAACGATTCACGCTACGCAGGTCTACGGCACGTTTCCAGTTGTTGAAGTGCTGGTGAAGGAGGAACTGCAATGAGCGAAGCACCGCACCGAGCAGTTGAATTTATCCTAAAAACTGCTCCATTGTTTGCAAAGGCAAAGTCTGATCGAGTCTACATTGAGGAATACCGTAAGAGCAAGAAAGCATTGTTGATGCAGCAGGCCAGCTTGAAGGGTGTTCAGACTACCGCAGCGCAAGAGCGTGAGGCGTATGCGGATGAGGAATATCAAGCGTTATTAAAAGGTCTGGCTGCTGCTGTCGAGCAAGAAGAAACTTTAAAGTGGCAACTGACTGCTGCACAGCTAAAGATCGAAGTCTGGCGCTCAGAAAACGCCAACAATCGGTTTGTAGATAGGGTTAATACTTAGTTAAATGTTTAGAAAACTCTACTACAATACTCCCATGCCCCAAATTTCTTGGGGTCTTTTTAGGAGCTATTATGAGCATTACAGTTGAGCAGCACTCAACAGTCATCAAGATTGACCATGGTCACAAACTGATGATTGATAAGTTTGACGATGGGGCGCACCTATCTATCTTTTTCACAGGCGGCTATTCCTCAGTAGCATTGACCCGTGAAGAAACCGAGGCTTTGATTCAAGCCCTCCAGTTGGCATTGGAGGCAGCATGAAAAATATCGCTACCGCTTTGGTCAAAGCACAAAAAGCATTTGGCCCTGCCCTCAAAACATCCACTAACCCGCATTTTCGCAGCCGCTATGCTGACCTGTCGGCTTGCGTTGAGGCAGTCATTGATTCGCTCAATAACAACGGCATTGCCCTTATCCAGCGCAACTATGAGGACAACACAGGGGTTACTGTGGAAACTTTGTTTGTGCATGAGTCGGGCGAAATCCTGGAGTGTGGCAAGTTGCACGTTCCTGCCAGCAAGCAAGACCCACAGGGTTACGGCTCGGCTCTAACTTATGCTCGGCGCTATTCCCTAATGGCAGCTTGCGGGATTGCCCCAGAGGACGATGATGGCAACGCTGCTAGCCGCAAAGCCCCTGCTTATGACGCTGGTCGCTTGGCTGATTGGCTGGCAGAGATTAGCCAAGCACCTAATGCTGATGCTTTAAAAGCGGTTTATACCGAGGCTTTTAAGGATACGCAGTCAGACGCAGAAGCCCAAAAGAAAATTATTGCAGCCAAAAACGCAAGAAAGGCGGCACTCTAAATGGAACAAAGAACAGATGATTGGTTTGCCGCAAGAATTGGAAAAGTCACAGCCAGCCGTGTTGCCGATGTGGTTGCAAAGACAAAATCGGGCTACTCAGCGAGTCGTGATAACTACATGGCGCAATTGGTCTGCGAACGGCTTACTGGCAAGCCAGCCGAGTCATTTAGCAATGCAGCCATGCAATGGGGTACAGAAACAGAACCACTAGCAAGGGCGGCGTATGAAGCAAAAATGGACGTTTTGGTTGATGAAGTTGGATTCATCGATCACCCAAGTATTGTCAATAGCGGGGCTTCTCCTGATG